ACTTCGGATGTACCACCAAGAGATTCCAGAGCAGACAATATCTTACCTCGGTTGCCAGATGGCTCATCGAATGTCAGGACGCAAACGTAAGTGCCACTGGCCAACGCCTCGATATCAGCCGACATCGTGGCACCATTATTCGCGCTGCCAAAGACATCGTATGTTTTGGAGGTCGCAATCACCGCTGATCCGTCGCTTTGTTTTGCAAAAGTGACCAGCGCCCAGCTGCGACCAGGGCTAAACAGGTTCTTGCCGCTTTCATCAAAAACCCCAGGAGTTACGCTGTTGCCATTCCCTTTCGCCGTTACCGTAAACACAGTGCGACGAGTCAGTGACGCTTGCATGGAGGTAATGTTAGTGCCAGCGGCAGAAATGTCTTTTCCCTGCTGCGTGACGGTGTTCTGAAGTGTCTGAACCGTAGTGGAATCAGCCTTCTTAGACACGTTGTCATTCGTCGTCTTCAGACTGTTTTCCAGAGATGTTGTACGACTTCCGATCGAGCTAAGCGTGTCACCTTGCGTTTTGACGGTGCTGTTCAACGTATCAATCGCAGAGCTGTTGGCTTTGGTTCCAGCATCACGGCGGGTAGCAATGATGTTATATACGGTACGTTCGGAAGTCGCCCTAGCGCTTGCCTGGAACATCGCCTTTGTTGCGCCAGCAGGTACGGTAATAGCCGCAGATACACTCTTCTTCTCGCCAGCCGCGAAGGTCAACGCAGGGGCGTAGAGACAGAAATTGCTCAGTCCAGGGCCGTCGAAGCGGAGTCCCCATGAGATGGATGCTGCGCCCGCGCTCTGGCTCATCAGGCTCAAATCGATAATGTCGCCTGGCGTCACTTGGAAGTAGGACGACGATGGTCCCCAGCCTGAGCTGCTGACGACCGCCGCGTAACCATCAACAGTTGTCGCAGAACCACCCCAACCCTGAGCGCCGTTAAGCATCGCTGGGTTAGGAATGAGGTTTGCTCCGACCGTCAGGTTATTTTCCAGAGACGTTACGCGAGAACCTTGGCCAGAAATGTCATTGCCTTGCTGTGTCACCGAGTTCTGTAGCGTCTGAAGCGCAGCTGAATCAGCCTTTGTCGAAACCAGATTGTTAGTGGTCGACAAATCGCCCTGCAGCTTCGTGATAGCCTGCCCCTGGGAGGTGATTTTGCCTTCCGCACTGGTGACCCGGCTGGTGAGATCACTCACCGACTGCGCGCTGGCCTTTTGTGCCACATTGCTGTTGGTCGTGTTCAGGCTGTTCTGCAGGCTGGTCAGCGCCCCACTTTGCGTGGTCAGATCCTTGCCGTGCTGCTCAACGGTGTTCTGCAGGCTCTGCAGCGCCGTTGCATCAGCCTTTTTCGCGATGTTGCCGTTAGCCGTGGACAGATCGTTCTGCAGTCTGGTAATCGACTGGCCCTGGCTGGTCAGCGTATTGCCCTGCTGGCTTACCGTAGATTGCAGACCGGTAATGGCATTGCTGTTCGCGGCCACACCGGACTCCGCCTTTCCTACGCGGTTCGTCAGCGACGTCAGCGCATTTCCCTGGCTGGTCAGCGTCGTTCCCTGCAGCTCGACTTTCTGCGTCAGCGACTGCAGCGCGCTCGCATCCGCCTTTTTGCCGAGGCTGGTTTCCAGGCCACCGATACGGCTCGCCTGCGCGCTCTGCTCTGTCGTCAGAGAACTCAGTTCACCAGAAACAGCAGCTTTGTTGTCGTTAAACTGCGTCTGCAGGGACTCTCTGGCCTTAACTTCCGCCGAGATGGCGGTAACGCGCGCAGTTTTTTCCTGGTACAGCAGCCCGGAGGTGACTTTCTCCAGGTCGCTCCCATCATAGGAGCCACGCATCTGCGCCGCCAGCGTGCTGCGTGCCTGCGCTTCGGCGGTCAGCGCGTTACTCAGCGTACTGCGCACATCCTGCAGAGCCGCCGTACTGGCGCCGGGTGCTGGCCGGCCAACGGCGATCCAGTCGAATTCGATAAAGTTGCTGGCATCCTGCTGGTTCGTCAGGTCCAGGCGAATACGATCAATGTTCCCTGTCCACGGAATATCACGCACAGTCAGGGTTGCCACCCCATCGGCATATTCCGGCTCAGCAACAATGTATCGCTTCGTGTTATTGAAGTTTTCGCCGGCAGACACCCAGCGGATCTCACCCGCCCAGACTGGTTTACCGGTTTTACGAAAGCGCAGCATGATGAAGCGGTACGCCGCACCATCGACAGCCAGTCCGCCAGGAGAGGTAATGTACGGATCGGTGGCACTGTCCGCCGGGCGTAACCAGCCATCCTGGGACACACCCGGTACGCCGGCGCTGCCGGTCCAGCCCTCGGTCGTCTGATTGTTGAAATGCCAGATAACCTGCGAATCGAACTGGATATTAGCGCCGGCAGCGAGGCTGGACATTTCCCGCGCCAGATTCTCATCGGCAGTCTTCATCACCTGAGTCAGGCTCTCGATACTAGCCTCAATCCCCTGCGTTGCCGCCAGCAGTTCATCAGCGGCCTGTGCCGCCTTCGCGTTAACATCGGCGATACGATCCGCGGTCTCCTGCTTCACTGCATTGGTCAGCGTGGTGTTAACCTGAGACAGCGACTGCTTCAGGCCATTTTCGGCAGTCTTTATCTGCGCATTCAATGCGGCATCGCCGTCGGCCAGCGTTTTGCTGACCCTGGCAATCTCCAGGTCGATGGTAGCGTTGATTTCCGCAGCCGTATCGGTGACTGACTGTCTTACCTGGGTGATGCTGTCGGTCAACGACTTGTTCACAGTTGCGATCTGCTTGTTCGCATCTGCGACGGCGGATTTTGCCTCCTGAACGCCTTTGTTTGCCTGAGCCAGACCAGAATCGAGAGCCTCATTGACCGAGGTGATCTCATCCGTGATGGTTTTATTCACGGCGGAGATCTTCCCGTCAACATCAGCCGTGATGCTTTTCGCCGATGCATCAATATCCTGGCTGACCTGCTTCGCCTGGTCTTCGGCTTCCTTACGCAGAGCTTCAGCGGTCTGCTCCAGTTCCTGCTGCGTATTGCGGATACCTTCCTGTGTTTCGCTAATGGTGCGCTGCGTTTCCTCCCAGGCAGCCGTATCCTTGATCGCGTCGGTCAGGTTTTCGTAGTAGTCATCAAAGTTATCGCTGGCCATCCCCTGGACCCAGCCGGTCCACGGGCTTTCATTGCCAAGACGATCCACAAGGCGCGCCCGATACCAGAATTCTGCGCCCATACTGAGGCCCATCTGCTGATAGCTTTTCCCCGGATAGGCCACGTCTGATAACGGCATTGGCGCACTGCCGTCCTGGTTTTTGCTGTACTGCAGTTCCGTGCGCAGCGTATCCCCGGAGCCGGTCGGGAACTCCCAGCTAACCTGGACTCCATGAACCAGCGAACGGGTTGCCAGCGCCAGCGGTGCCAGCGGCTCGCCGACCTTGCCGGTCAGGGTTTTCTCTTCGGAATACGCCCAGCCGCTCGAGATCTCCGCCGCATTGATCGCACGGACGCGAACCAGGTAACGACCGGCATAAATGCCGCTGACCTCAAACGAGGTGGTCGAGCTGCGCGGAACATTAATCCAGTTCCCGTCGTTACGGCGCCACTGCGCCTCGTAGGCAATAGCGCCGCTGACCGCTGACCAGTTAACCTGCATCGTTTCGACGCTGATCCCCTGATTCACGACCGAGCGGGATGTGATGACAATATCGTCAGGAGGTGACTGGTTGCCCGCCGGCAATACGCTAACCGGGCGCTGATCGATAATCGCGCCGGTATCGATGCGGGCGAATTTATCCGGGTCATGTGACACGCCGGTGATCGTGAGGGTGGCATCGCCGTTCTCTTTTACCCCTGTGACCCGGTACTGCTGCAGAAAGAGGTCATTAGATTCTACGGCCCAGACGCATTCCCGTTCTGGCGTCTCACTGTACGCCGTTGTGACCGTAATCTGCCGGCGTCCGTTAACGGCCTGGATGGTCCGGCTCTGTGAGATCCCGGATGGCAGGTTTAGCTGGAGGCGGTCGCCAGGTTTGGCATCCACATCACGATCCAGCGTAATCACCCGGCCATTCACCGCGCTGATCCGCCCGCCGTTGACCCGTCCGGCCAGCAACTCATCCGCCAGGGCAATGATATAACCGGGTTGAGGAATGCGACCGTCCAGCCCCACATCAAACTCAACGACCCGGTCTTTGTTGTTGGTCAGTATGCCCCACAGCCCCTTACGGTGGGCTTCGCTCTGGCGCGTACAGCCAATCGCGGTCATTTCGAGCTGGTTAAAACTGTAGCGGGAAACCAGTTCCGGGATAAACGCCGGCTCCATTGCATCAGCATAAGCATTATCCGGATCAGACCAGGAAACCAGGGCGTTGGTGTACCGAACCTGGCTGCTGCTGCTCGAATAACGGGGTTTGCCGACAATATTGGCGCGCGTATAGGTAAAATCGACATCACGCGGCATATCAGCCTGCACAACAATCTGCTCACCGTTCCAGCAAGTCATGCCCCGGAAAATGGCGGCAAAGTCTCGCAGTACGGTGTAAGCATCGTTGCGTTCCTGGACGTAGACGTTACAGGTATAGCGCGGCTCCATGCCGTCACCACCGCGCCCGTCAGGAACCAGCTGATCGCAGTACTGTGCAATCTGGTACAGCGTCCATTTCGAAATATTGGCGCTGCTCAGACGATTACCGAGACCAAAACGGTCAGCTGTAACAATGTCGTAATAGATCCAGGCCGGGTTATCCGTCCAGGCCCATTTAAACCCGCCGGTCCAGACGCCGGTATATTCGCGGGTTTCCGGATTGTAGTTATCCGGCACACGAATCACGCGCCCACGCGGCTCACAGGAAATTTGCGGAATGGAGCCATTAAACTGGCTGGAGTCGAACTCGATATAAAGCAGCGCGGTGTTGGGATAACGCAGCTTCGCGTCAATCACTTCGGTATAGCTCTGCAGCGTCATCACGTCGCCAACTTTGACACTGTTTGCATCCGGAGAGATTTTACGCAGGCGTAGCGTCCAGGTACTGCCGGCCTGGGGCAGATCAATACGATGGCTCCGCTCATAACCGGAGGTGGTTTTACCCGTGACAGCGGTTTCCAGCACCGTCTGCCAGGCGCCGCCGTCGGTCTGCAGGTCAATCGCATACTTGACGGTATTGCCCACCACGTCGCCGTCATCTTCCTGTTTCATCAGGGACGGCCATTTCAGGCGGACACGAACGGCAGAAAGCTGGGTATTAGTAAAGGTATGGGTCCAGGCTGTCTTGCTGGAAACTTCCGTTCCCACACTGATTTCATTTTCAGTACCTGGAATACCCTGAATATAAGTCTGAGCCTGCGTGCCGGGGCGAAATTCCCAGGACACGCCACTGAAGTTTTGCGAACCATCAGCATTTTCAAGCGGAGTGCCATCAAGATAAATATCTTTACCGGTTAAACCACCTGCAAATTCACCCTCACCTAATGCGAGCAGAATTTTGGCTTTCGCAACGGACTGTAAATCATCCGGCTGTTCCGTCGGTGTACGCTGCTTTGAGCCGCCACCCTTGCGCCCTTTAATTATGTTATTTGCCATATTACGCCCATAAAAAAAGCCACCGCAAGGTGGCCTGAATTGGATGGTTTACTGAATAAAACTTATTGCTGGTCTTCTACGTAAATACCGGCAGATATAATGGCTCCGCCAATTCGGCGTTTGCCATAAAGCAAAGGGACCGGGTATCCCTGAGAGGCAGTATTCGTCACGCCCCCAAAGGCGTAGGACGCTTTATTGTCAGCGGATTCTTTTCGTGCCAGGCCAGCGGGCTGTGGGGAAAGCATCTGAACGACGCCGCCGAGCATCATGGCGCCGCCAGCCAACCCGACATTCCACGCAGTGCCTGCGGCTAAAGCACCGGCGCCGGCAGGTCCAAGCATAACGGCAGCAGCTATGATTACTGCGCCAAGGATAGTCTGCAATACCCCTGCTTTTTTACTACCAATAACAACAGGGACTATTTTTATAGTTTCATCATTAACAGGATAAGAAAAATCATTTAGCCCTATATTTTTCCCGTTCTTGAATATCGCAAAAGTCAATCCTCGTTCTTTCGCTTTATTCATGAACATTTCAAAGCCACTGATCGTACAGCAAAGCGCCTGAATAGCTTCATTTGTAGTGGCTACTAGGCGCTTATGTTTTTTACCAAATCGCTTTCCTAATTCACCGCTCAGCTCAATATTAACCATTGACTCCTGAACTGTAATCATACAACCACACCTTTTTTATATGCATGATTTGATCACCGATTTCATTTCAGCGCTTCTTCTGGCATTTTGAGAGAAGTAAATAACTTTACTTTTCCCATCTTGGTCAGGAATCACATCTGCAACCCAAGTATATACGTCTATATAGACAGTCTTACCGTTTTTATAAGGCTGAATATATACCGGGACAGGTCCTGTTAGAAAACTTTTTTCCTGCCAGCCTGATAAAATGCACTCAGAAACATCATTCACATTCTTATTCGAATGAAATATTTCTTCCGGACCACTCTGACGGACTTCCGACGGTGACTTACAACCAGTAAGAATGAATGCCCCGATAATAATCGGCAATGCTAAAATAATTTTCACTAATTCATCTCCTTTTAAAGAAGACGAAATATTAACATAGAGACTTATACCGAACGACCTTCATCGTCCTTTCCATCCAGTACCCACCATACGGCACGCGCTTGCTGAGATGGCCATACAAGTGATGCAGCAGCAGGTTCCCTTCCAGCAGAATCCCGGCGTGGTTCCACTTATCCGCCTGCACCTGCATGATCACCATATCACCCGGTTGCGGTGGACCATCAAACTCACGGAACCCGCATTCATACCAGCAGTCCTGATAAAAATTGTCCGGATACTCCTTTTCCCACCACGGATAATCGACGCGGTAATCGTGCAGCTCGATGCCGTGGGTTTGCCGGAAATAGCTCATCACCAGGCCCCAGCAATCGTAGTGGCCCAGCACGAATGGTCGCTCGAGGAGCGGCAACTCACCACGCGGGTGGATGGTACGGAGATCGCCTTCTGGCCAGCTGATAATATGCCAGGGGAGAAGGGTCGCGTCGCATTGCGCTTTATCCAGTTCGCTCGGCTGGGTGGTGGCATCAGGATGGCTGTGAACAATACCGGTGATCGCTCCCCATTCCTCAACCTCCGCATAATCCTCCGGCGCCAGCACAAAATTATCTTTCGACTCTGTGGCCAGGTTCCGGCAGGGGAAATAACGCTCCGCTCGGCCCCTCTGGGCGACGAGGCCGCAGGCCTCGCGCGGATATTCTGCGGCCGCATGTTCCTGGATGGCCTTAATCGTTTTCTGACGCATATCAGCTCCTGATTAATGAAGTGCCGGGGAACCCGCCAAACGGCAGTTCGCTATTCTCACCATGACGTAATTTGCAGGCCGTGAGCGTTCCGTTGCAGACATCCTGCGACGGGTCATCAACTGGCTGATTGTTCCTGTCAAAATACCGGGTGCCGGCATAGTCGCACCCGTTACCGCTGCGGTACTGATTGCGGATACACCAGGTGCAAATCGCATGCAGCTGGCGAGTGGGGATCATCATCCCCTGCAGGGCAAACGGGCTGGAGAGAGTAAATTCCACCTTCTCATCGTCTTCATAATGCTTTACGTCAATGAAGAAAAGGCGCCGTTTCTCCTGCGTCGGATCAGCTGAGGCATTCCCGTCCGGAAAGTTCTTCGCATCGAGATACTGTTTTTGCGTGTCGTGGATGACAACCCGCGCCAGAGCCAGATCGTCGTAATGAAGACAGAGCGCGGATATTTTCCCGTCGATGTTCCCTACCCGCAGCGTTGGCTGCGCGTCGCTGCCAGTGGTGGATGACTCGATCCCTTCGATTACACATGGCCAGGCTTTATACTCCCGCCCCTGCCACCAGATGCTTTTCGCAGGCAGCTTATCCAGGTCGCCGTCAGCGGCGAGGATTTCGGCTGCAGTATGGGGGACGTTATAGCCGTGGAAATACAAAACCTCGTCCAGGCCAAACGCCTGGCCATCGATCTCCAGGAGACGAACCTCATCGCCTGGCTCTAACTTCTGATAATTCGCGTTAAGGCTCATGGTTTAAATGCCTGAATAAAAGTGGCTGAAAGTGAGTAATTTCCGCCGCCCAGCGGCACCGGTTTATATTGTTCGCAGCGGTAAAGCCCCACCTCTTCCAGAGGCGGGGTCCACTGAAACGCGCGGGTGCCGGCATGACGGTCGAAGAACTGCTTAATCGGACGGATATAGTCCTCCGTACCGACAAAACTCAGCTCCCAATCCTGTGATCGGGTGTTAATACCATCGCCGGATACCTGCGCATACCCGTCACCGAACTGCGCCTTCCGGACACGAAAGTTAACGGTCTGCTGGGGATTAACCCGCGGACTCCAGGTGAATATCTCAATAGCCATCAACGTTGCCCTTTAACTGCATTCCAGACCATCCCGCCAGGGCGCATATCCTGCGCCATCAGCTCCCTGTATTTTTTCTCCACAAACGAGCCAATCTGCTGGCCAAACTGCTCAAAACCAGACGGCGCCTGCGTTGAGGTGTTTCCGCCTTCAATCGTGATATAGACTTTTGGCCCTTCCGACGCGCCGGCGTTCTGACCACCACCCACCGCGCGTACACCCAGCGAACCATCACCGGCACGCGTCAGCGGCATGATGGCCTCCGGCCCGGCCTCGCCAAATACGCCGGCCCCTTTTGCGAAAGCGAAGAACTGCGGAGAGTCGTAGACCTGGTTGCTGTAGGCACTTAATGAAGGAGAATCGAAGACACCGCCTTTGGCATAACCCGGTATTTGAAAGTTAAAGTTATTACCCGCATTCTGAATCGCAGTTCCTGCGCCGACATCAGCCGCTCCAGAAACACCACCTGCAATACTCACTCCAGCTCCCACCACACCCATGATGGTTTGCATGACAGAACTGGTGACCAGCGCCTGTGCGGCCATATCAACGAGGTTTTTTATGATTGACTGTGTGAGCGAGGAAAACAGGTCAGCCATGTTCTCCTTAAAGCTTCTCGTCCGCGTCAGCATGCTCGTCAGGAAGTTGCTTGAGCGCTCATGGGCCGTTTCAAATAACCCGACGGCCAGGCTCTGCATCTCCCCCTGTGACCGGTACAACTCCAGCGAAGTCTGATACTGCGCATCTGCCGACTCTTTCGTCGCCTTCTGCATCAGCATTTCGTACTGATCCTTGCTGATGGCATTACCGGTGTAATACGCCTGCAGCAACGACTGACGTTGCGCCAGCTGATTGCGCAGGGAGACGAGGGGATCGACTTCACCGGCGATATCCAGTTTAGGAGCAGCTATTTCGTCAGCCTGCGCCTGCAGCAGCTCTTTGGCTGTATCCCTGGCCAGAGTGATTCGGGCAGTCTGGTACTCTTGTTCCGTCAGCAGGCGAGCCTTAAAAATCGACTCCAGTTCCCGGCTGCCTTCCTGCTCTTTCAGGAGGGTTTCCTTCACCGGCGAATACTGCGCCGCCAGATCCAGTCTCTGCTTCTGGTAGTTCTCCGCATTCAGTAACAGTACCCTCTGCAGGTCAGCATCACTGGCACCGTACTTTTTCGCCGCATCCTGCAACTGGCGATTACTTTCCACCTCCTGAAGATTGATACGACCCAGACTGGACGCATGCGCCTCTTCAATTTGCTGCCTCAGTTGCTTGAACTGGTCAACCTTTTCCTTGTTCTTTTTCCCCTCCCCACCATCACCGGTCCACGGATTATTGTTATTATCATCTCCAGTTGGGCCAGTATTACCCGGCTGCTCAGGTGGTAAAAATGTATCGATGGCGAAGGTTTTACCCGTCGCGGCAATCCGGGCATTAATAAGGTTTTGCTGAGTCCTTTCCGCTGCCGAATTCAGGTCTTCCAGCTGACCGAGCAACTGATTTTTTTCTTTCTGAAGGCTGTTCGCCGATGGAAACAGAAAACTGAGGGCTCCATCTTCTCTGCTTTTTGCCAGGTTGAGGCGCGTGTCACTGTAACGGGTTAACTCATTTTTGACCTTCTCCCGCTCTTTGTTAATTCCCTCCAGTTGCTCCTGATAATCGTCAACTTTGACGGCGATTTTGGCCTGAGACATTCGCAGCAGTTCTGCTGTTGTCTGTACAACTGCGTCCTTCAGATCCAGCGCCGATTGCCTTGCCACCTTGTTGCTCTGGTTAAACTCGTAAATGGCCGTGGCAGCCAGAGTTGCAACCCCCAGAGGCCCCCCAAGGAGAGAAAGCGCCCCCCGCCCCAGGCCCGCGGCAATGGACATTGCACGAGTAGAGATAGCGAGCTGGCGGTTTGCTGATGCCAGCTTCAGCTTCGCCTGGCTGGCCAGGTTCGTTTGCTCGGTTTCCTGTCGGATAAGCCGGATAAATTCGCTCTGGTAACTGACGTTCAGCCCATGCAGTTTGGCTGTCCGCTCCATCTGACGGTAGTAACCAAATTCTGCATCATTTCGTTTTAAAGTGGCGGCTGTTGATTCCAGTGTTCGCCGGGCATTCTCGGCATCAGACTGAGCCTTTGACTTTATAGCGATCCGGTTCTGATTCCAGAGGCTTACATTTTCACGTAAACCAGCGGTTGATGCCGACAGTGCAGATGTTAGTTTTGAGGATAAAATCGGGATCAACGTGTACAGCGCGATATCTGAAACGACACTGAAATTATCAGCCAGTCCGTTAATGGCCTCTGTCGCCCCATTAATACCGCCACGCAACGCGCCATCGCTGCTTTTTCCGACCTTAGTGATCATCCCCTCAAATGCACTGGTCAACCCCATAAGGTCGCCGTTCAGGTTGTTAACCCTGATGGATGCCTGCTCATGCGCTGTTTTGGTACCGGTCAGGGAAGCGGTCAGCTCATCAAGCTTTGAACGGTTCTGGACCAGGATAGACGCCGCATTCAGGTTCTCCACCCCAAACAGCTTGACTGCCTGAGCCGTAGACAGATTTTTACCAGATAGGTTAGTCAGCGCCTGGCTGAGACCAACCACGGACGGCTTGAGGCTCTTGTCCGTGCCCTTTTCCAGATTCAGGATGACGTTACGCAGCGCGGTGCCGGCTTCACCGCCTTTAATTTCACGCTCTGCCAGCACCTGAATCGCGGCATTCAGCTGCTCAAAACCAACGCCGGCCTGTGCGGCTGCGACGCCACCATTTTTAATGGCAGCCGCCGTATCAACAATCTCCGACGACCCGTACTTCGCGCCGGCGGCCAGCACGTTGATATAACGATCCGCCTCCTGCGCGCTCGCCCCGTACTGGTTTAAGGAGAGCGCCAGCGTTCTGGTCGCATCGGGCAACGTTGTGCCGGCGGCCTGCGCCAGGATAAGCGCGCTGTTCGTCGCCTTCTGCAGCCCATCGGACGTTTTTAAAAGCTCCGGTTTAGCCGACGCCATCAGCTTTAGCGCCTCGGCGGCCTGGCTGGCGCTGTACTCTGTCGTGCGTCCCATTTCCTGCGCAGCCAGATCCAGCGCTTTCATTTCAGCAGCAGTCGCACCGGTGATGGCCTGCAGATCTGATAACGCCTGTCCATATTGTCTGGACGTGGTGACGATCGTACCGATGGAAAGGCCGGCTCCTGCCAGCCCCGCCAGCCGGCTGGCCATCCCGGATATCGACAGACCGACCTTTTTATAGGCGTCCTCCGTCTTTTTCGCGTCCGCCTGAGCATTACGGTTGAACCGTCGTGACTGGTTCTCCGCATCGCCATACGCTCCCAGCAGCTGGGATTTAAAACTGGCTGCGTTCAGGTGCAGCCCGACCGCTAAAGATGCGACGTCTGCCATTACATTAATGCCCTCATGACTGCCGCGCATTCATCATCGACCCGGGATGGCGCAGGTGTGGTTTCGGTAGGTGGCGCGTTTTCATCGCCAGGACGGCGGAAAATGCCCTGTTTCAGGAAGTAGGCTCGCCAGTGGTACAGCGTGTTTGCCGGCAATGCGGCAATTTTGGATGGGTCAGGCTCGCCCCAGCGGTCGGCCAGCCAGAAGATCAGCTCCAGCCAGGGCGAGTCACTCAGTTTTTTTCCGCTTCCTCCAGCTTGCCGATTGCGTGTTGCTTCACTTTTTCCACTGCGGCCAGCAGTTCGGGGTTTTCATGGGCCTTCAGCAGTTCGGCTGCCGTGGGTTTAAACTCATCCGGAATGGCCGTTCCATCCGGCTGAACCAGTGCATCGATGACGAGCTGGATGGCTTGCTCCGATGCCTCGCGCGCTGCGCCAGCTTTTGCGGTTTCAGCCATTTTCTCTTCGTAACTGATGAGGTAATCCCCGGTCAGGCGGCGGATGAATACGGTGGCGCCAAATAACTCGGTTTTAATGACGGTTGGCTCCGATTTAAGCAACGCGGATTTCAGCGTGGACAGGTAATCTTTATCTTTCACAGGTAGTCCTTAAAAATAAAAGCCACCCGAAGGTGGCTGTTTAAAGGTTAAGTTAATCAGGCGCCGCCAGAGACAGCGACGGTTCCCCAGGTGATCTTGTTCTGCTTACCCTGAACAGTGATCTGGATGACCTCATTCGCCGGAGCGGCGATTTCATTCATCTGCCACCCGGACAGCGCCAGGAGCATCGTCGCTGTTCGCTTGTTGGGTAATTCGACGTATAACTGGATGGTTTTGCGGGCCTCTGCTGCGTTCAGCAGCGCGGCAAAATCGGTATTGCCCGGATCATCAATGAAGCCCAGCGACTTTTCAGGCCCGTCAGGCAGATCGCTGATGGACTGTTTCTGCTTATCCAGTAACGTGGTGCAGTCGACAAAGCCCCCCGTCTGCCCCATTGCACCCAGCGCTTTACAGTTAATCAGCGGTTTCAGCGCTGACGTGGCAGCGCCAGGCTCTCCGTATTTCACAATGGTGCCCGCCGGCAACATCGCATATTCAGGCGAAGTTTTATCAGCCATGTTTCTCTCTCTTTTTATACGGCAGCGGATGCTACCTGTTTTCAATGCCGTTTCGGATTTCCACGGTTAACACGCGCAAAACGGTCTGGAGGTTGTAATCCAGGGCGGGTCGGATAAAGGGGTCTGCAACCTGTTTAACCGTGCCAAACTCCTGCGCCAGCGCCTTCATATGGTGCTGCTTGCTGGGGCCAACACGGAGCGTTACAACCGCGTTCCCTTTACCCTTGCGGGTGGAAGAGCTGATTTTGATTGAGTCCCGCATGTGCGGCCCGGCAGACGTTTCGTCAAAGCCGGCATGCTGCTTCATATCTTCCTCGACGACCTTTAGCGCTTCGCGCCCGGCATCCCGCAATACCTTCGTCGCCACTTTTTCGCCCAGGGCCATTAACTGCCGCTCCAGCTCATCCAGCCCTTTAACTTCCATTCGGATCACGAGGAGTCCTCCACGTAGTGAATGATGAAATCGCGGGTCAGGCGATACTGAATGCGACGATTCGTCAGCTGGTTTTTATCCTGATGGATACCGCCTCGCTCCACATACTGAACCGGGATACCCTCCAGCTGGCCATGAACGACGGACTTCAGTTCCGTCCAGATTTTTTTATCCAGCTGCAGCAGTGAGGTGTAATCATCGAGACGGTACAGATTCACCTGGATACGGGCAGATACGATCCCCGTTCGCAACATTCCCGAGACCATTTCCGGGTCAGAGATACGCTGAAAGGTCGCACCTTCCTGGACCGTGTCCGGCAGTAAAAGCGGATACGCATTCATGCCGGTGATGCGCTCCAGCGCACCCTTAATCGCCAGCTCTATCATGCCGCCCGTCAGCCTCCCCCGTGATAATGATCCGGTCCGTTTTGCGGTCGATATTCCGGACGGTATAAACCAGATTTTTCGTCGTGATTTTCCAGTCAATATCAACCAGCACGCCCGGATAGACCGTGAACAGGCAGGTTTCCACCACCTGCTGCTGATCCAGCGTGCGGACTTTTCGCCCCGATACCAGCTCCCGTTTTGCCCACGCTTTTCCCGATTCAACCTGCTTTTCCGGTAGCGGTTCGCCCAGCGGCCCACGACCGGACTGAACGTAGCTAATTGCAATGCGACAGTTCATATCACCCGGTTTCAGGCTCATAGCGTATGCTCCTGCAGGGGGAAAAGAAGATGCCTCACCGCAGCGGTTTCCAGCCACTGTCCGGTATGGCCATTCAGATACGCATCGCTGACCAGAAACTGAATAGCCAGCCGGATATCTTCATCCGCGATAAATCCGCGGACGGTCTCCGGGAGCGCCTGCAGCTCTTCATCACTGGTGACCAGCTTGCAGTAGTAATCACGCTCGATGCTCCGCTGCGCGGCGTTCACCATTTGCGTGAGCATGGCGTCATGCTCCGTGAAATCCAGTTCCAGGCGTAGCTGGGTTTTCACATCATCCAATGTCAGTATCAAAATCGCTGTCTCCCGGCTTCGGTTTCAGCGCGCGTTCGGCATCCTTCGGCCATACCGCGATACGGCGCTTAACCAGCTCTTCGGCGTGCGATCCTTCAAACCACGCGATATCTCCACGGGAATAACGGCTATGCGGACCGAGGAACACAACGGATTTGCGTTCTGCCTGTGCGACCACGGTCGCACGGTTATCCTGTGCAGTCTCAGTCGCACGGTTATCCTGTGCGGTCTCAGTCGCATGGTTATCCTGTGCGGTCTCAGTCGCATGGTTGTCCTGTGCGGTCTCAGTCGCATGGTTGTCCTGTGCGGTCTCGGTCGCATGGTTGTCCTGTACGACCGTTTCTTCCGGCTCCACTGCTTTATTTTTCGCAGCCATAACATTCTCCTTAAAGGGAAAAGCCCGCATATGCGGGCTTTATTAACAGAGGGGTGGGTTAGAACAGGACGCCGGTACCCAGCACCAGGCCTTCCGGATGACGGAAGCCGATATCGTGTTCGAGGACAACGCGGATCAGCGACTGGTTACGCGAGAACGCGGAAACTGGGTTACCTTCTGCATCGAGATAGGTGGCTTCTCTGGAGAAATCGACCTTCATGGAACCATCTTCACCGATGACAACATCATTGAAGTCGGCGAAATAAATTTCCGTTTCCTTACCACTTTCGCCCAGGTTAACCGGGATCGCGCTGGTATACTGAATCGGATAGCCCTTGAGCATCCCCTGCGCCATTTCCGGGTAGACTTTGTTGCCGTTGCCGTCACGCAGGCCAAACAGCTTCATATAGGTACGGTTCGACATACCCCAGCCGCAACGGATCATCAGGCTGTTGCCATCCATCGCCATCAGAATAATCTTGTCCAGGTACTCATCAACCGTGTTCAGGTTGATCGCGGAACCCGCTTCCCACGGCAGCAGGCGGTTCCACTGCGTCGCACGCGACTTCATACCAATCGGTGTATCGCCGGTACCGTCATCGCGCATAAACGCTTTATCCTCACGAACAGCGATGGCGGTCAGAATATCCTGCAGGACCAGCTGCTCAACGTTAAAACCGGCGCGACCAATCAGCTGGTTCGACATCGGGACCAGGGCGATCATGGTTTTGGCACTCAGTTTTACGTCGTCGAATTTTGATTCAGACGTCTTGGCATCCTTTCCTTCGCCGGTGTAGCTGGCCGTTGCACCGCCAGCCGAGCGCGGTAACGTCAGATTGCCGTTAGGCAGCGGAACGGAGCGGGCACCCAGCTTACGGACAATGGTACGGTCGCTCAGCAGCTCGATGACTTCGTTTTGCATGTTCTCCGGGATGAGCGCCCCACCGGAACCCGCAGCGGTGGAAATGGCCATCGATACGGACTGGTCATTCAGCTCTTCTGAAGCGAATTTTGCCGCGTCCTGCAGATTACCTGCGCCTGCGGCGACAGACATCACCAGTCGGGTCATGCCAGCACCGGTGTACTGTTTCGGCTCCTGCTTAATAATAATGCCGGGGGCCTGCTGAGTCGCTTTCACGGGCTTTGCGACCAGCGCCGCAGCACGTTCGGCGGCTTCCAGGCGTTCCATTTTGGCGCTGATATCAGTGAACTGCTGCTGCAGGTTCGCAAACTCCGTCAGCTGCTCCGCAGTCAGCGTGCCGCCGCCGGCTTCAATGGTTGCCAGGGCCTGAACCTGTTCGTTGATACCCGCACGCTGACGACGCAATTCTTCAATCTGTGGCATTTGATTTCTCTCTTTTTAGACATAAAAAAAGCAGCCTGCTGGCTGCTTAAGGTGACGCGGTTTGTGTTTGCGCCGGGTTACATTTTGGTTTGCAGGTCCATCGCGGCTGCCTGCATCTGAATGGAGGTTTTTTGACGGGGTTGCTGATACTTTGCCGCGATAGCATTGATCGCCGCCTGGGGGTCAGAGACTTCATCCGCCAGGCCGGCAGACACCGCGCCAGGGCCAAAATACAGCCCCGCCTGCGTATCAATGACGGCCTGCTGATTCAGGCCGCGATATTCGGCCACCGACCCCGTAAACGTCTCGTACATTTCGTCGATCATGCCCTGGAACATACCCAGCGACTCTTCACTCAGTGGTTCATGTTGGGTGCCGTTATTTTTGTTATCTCCCCGGTAAATGGTGGTGAACGTCAGCCCCATTTTTTCTTCCATCTTCGACGTATCGAGGTGCTCCATGATCACACCAATCGACCCCACGCCACTGGTCTGGCTGACGATGATTTTGCTGCAGGCCGATGCGATGAAATACGCGGCGGAATACGCGCTGTAGTTCACAATCGCCGTGATGGGTTTCGTGTCGCGAGACTGATAAATGTAATCGGCCAGCTCCTTGCACCCCACCGCTGCGCCGCCGCCGGAGTTAATATCCAGAACGATTTCGCTGATTGAGGGGTCGTTTAACGCCGCCTGCAACTGCCCGCGGATCCGCTCGTAGCTGGTCAGCTCGGAGCACATCGCCGTAATCTGCCCCCGGCGTGGAACAAGAATGCCGTGAACGGGGATCACCGCCACCCCGCCGGTGGGCTGGACCTGCTCAGCAGCAGGTGATTTACCCGGATTCAGCGCCATCTGAATGACGGCATCTTCGGTGATCCCCTGAATACGGGGGATGAGCACCGCTTTCACGGAGTCCATTGTTTGCCGCGTCACGTAATGCGGCACACCAAAGACCATATCTGCCAGGTGCGGCAGGTTAATTAATTTCGTTGTCATGTTGTCTTCCAGGTCATCCCGCGCGGCGGGAAATAATCAGGCTCTGGCCAGAAGGGTTTCGATTTCGGCCAGCTGTTTTGCTGTCGGCGACTTATCGCCAGGAAGGATCTGCGCGCTGTCGACCATATTGAGCGGCGTCAGGTATTTGTCCCCGCCAGCAATTGGCGGCAAATTCTCCATACGCCGGATATCGTTAGTGGATAGCCATCCCCACTGGCGGCCCAGCGCATACGATTCATAGCGTGACTTCTGGTCGCCTCGCAACAGCCCGGAAACGTTGAACTCGATGTACAAATCGCGGCGTTCGCTGGGCAGAAGCAGATCGCGCTGCAGTGCACCCTCATGGCGTTTCAGCCAGGCCAGCAGCGTGTACATCACGAACTGCAGGCCCTGGTGTTCAATGTTGTTGTTGGTCGCTTTCGCCAGCATCTGCACCATATGTGGCGGGATTTTATAGAGCCGGCAGACCTCTTCCACGCCCCACTGCCGCGACTGTAGCAGCTGCGCCTTTTCGTTATCCTGCGACAGTTGTTTGTAGCTCATGCCCTCCTGCAGCAATGCCACAGAGAACATATTGTGAATACCGGAATGGCGCTCGGTCCATTTCGCCAGCAGGCGATCAATAGCATCCTGGCTTTTAATGGTCGCGGCCTCTTTCGGACGCTCTATCACCCCGCTCATCGTTGTCCCGCGCCGGAATGTCGCGGCCGCATGCTCCTCAACGGCCAAATTCAGTCCAAGAACATCGGCGTTCGTCTGAATGGGGGAACTGCCGATATAGCCATCCAGAGAAAAAACCTTCACATGGTGCATCATGCGCATCGGCAGAATTTCGCCGACTTCCGGGAGTTGGTAATACGGCATACCGTCCGGCCCTTTCAGCACAATGACCTTTTTCGGGTTAATGGGGATCAGCTCTTTCGGGTAGCCTTTTCCGTCCCGTTCGATGATCGAGTAGCAATTTCCCTCCAGCCCCAGCAACCCCTGCTGCTGCTCGAAATACTCGAATGAGGTGTCTTTCCTGTTGGGCTGGGAGTGAATCAGGTCATAAACCGGGTGGTCCGTCGCACGCTGTCGCCCGCCATTTTTATCCCGCCGGTAAAGTTCGCACGGCAGTTGCGCGACGGACTCCGCCAGGAGGGTGACACAGGCCCGGACCGCTGAAAGTCCCAGAGCGGTTTCCGGCGTGATTATGATGCCAGTTTTGCTCTGGCTTGAACGAACCCCGCCCAGCATGGCTTCCCAGAAGCCATTCCCCGATTGCTGGCGCCCTCTGAACATTTGGGGGATAAACATTATTCACCCCCGTTAAATTTGGCACCGGCTGAAACCGCCCGCGCAGTCAGATATGACCAGATAAGACATATTGACCCGCCCGTAATAAGACCGGCAGCAGGCAAAATCAACCAGGCTCCGGCGGATATGAGTACAGCCCCGGCCAGGCCAATAATGAAACTCAGAATTGTGATTAACACGCTATGTCTTCCTCATCATATACCGATGTGCCGCCGCTGCTTTCGTGCAGCATTGCGCGAGTCATGGCGTTAAATAACGCTGTAGCTCCATCGATTTTGCTTTGATTGTCTCCCTTTGTCGGGCGAACGAGATCATCGCTACCGGGTATAAATTTCCCGATAACGTTGCTGATACACCAGGTCAGAATGGGATTGCCATCATGGTGGAATCGACCACCGGCCAGAGCCGCTTCAAGCTCTTTCATCGCCGGTGACATATTGGTGTAATCCTGCCGGATATCGACTACGGTAAATCCGTTGTCCTCCAACTGGTGGCGAAGTGCTGTTGCGCCTGCAGGGTCGATATCAATCTCGTCAATTCGGTTTTCGTCCTGCATATCGATAATACTGGCCAGAATCTCGCGATAGTCTGCCTCTGCGCCATCCGTCGCTTCCAGCACGCCCATTTCATAAAACTTCTGATACCTGTCAGCAGTTTTCAGCAGTTTTGGATCGGTTGTATGGATAGTGTCTTCCGGGACCCAAAATTTAGGTTTGATGCAGTAATAATGCCGTTTACCTTCAATTTCCCGCGTAAATAGTCGTATCCCGGCGTTCATATCCAGCTTTTTGGCGAGATCGAGACCGATGTTGCAGCTGTCATTCGCAAAATCAGCCAGCTCAAGGTCGGGGTCTTCAGCAGCCTTCCACTGCTCCATGTTGTAGAACGCGGATTTACCGGATACCCAAATATTGAGGCGTTTGGTTTTGAAGGCGTTAACCTTGCGAGGAACCTGTTTCGCTACTTCCAGAAGCTCAACCAGGTCGCTGTACTTAACCGAAACGTCCAGATTTGGGTTAGCTTTGATTAAGTTTTTCGGGTCGGTCCAGTCATCGCCAGCATCCAGTTCGTAAATCATGCCAAACAGGCGATCATTACGGGTTATGCCTTCGATAACCTCTTTGACTTCCTTGTCCTTGTCATAGCAAGGGGACTCCAGTGACGAGCCGGATGTCGTGATAATGAGCGTTAACGGCTGCGAACGGGCGCCCATCCCCATTGTCATGGCCTCGTACATATGATCCGTATCGTGTTCGTGATACTCGTCAATGATCGCGCAATGTGGGCTGTCACCATCGCCGGGTTTCCCCGCCATAGGTGCGAAAACGGAACCATCCGGGCGTGTCAGGCTGTCGGTCCATACCGAAATATCAAATCTGGAGCGAAGTGCCGGCAGGCGGCTGGCCATCTGCCTGGCTGGGGTGAAGACCTTTTTCGCCTGCGCCATAGTTGTCGCACCGCAATACACTTCTGCGCTGTTTTCGCCATCAGCGCAAAACATGTAGGTGCCAATCCCGGCAGCAAAAAACGATTTCCCGTTTTTCCTGGCTACCCGGATATACGCTTCGCGAAATCGGCGTTTTTTATCCTTTTTCGTGACCCAGCCAAAAATCGAACAAAAAATAAAACTTTGCCAAGGTTCCAGTTTTAATTTCTGCCCCGCCAAATCGCCACTGGAGTGCGGTAATTTCTGAACAAACCGGCAGGCCCGCTCAGCTAAATCTCTGTCGAACCGGTAAGGGTAATTGTTATCGAGTGATTTTTTTAAATCGTCAAAATGGCGCTGACATGCCAGCCGAATAGCTCTGCAGGCGACTATTTTCCCGTCTATGATATCCCGCGCATATTTGTTCGCCACATTGACGTTTGGATATGCGGCCATGATCCATCCTTAAGTCATTAGGGCCGCACCAAAATTAAAACTCGTCGAACTCACCGCTGGATTTGTCATTATCTCCGGGCTGTTTCTTCAGGATGCGGCTATTGGGGTCCAGCTTTAACACAACGGAGAGTCGAATTAATTCGCTGATATAACGGCTACGCGCCTTCACTGCCGCACCAAGTTTCTGACCGCCGGCAGCGGTATCATCACCAAGGCCATCGCTTTTAATTTCCTGGTTGGCGTCGTACAGCAGCTGCACGGTGTTGCAGTATTCCATCAGCAAATAACAATCTTCCATTTCGAACGTGCCACGGTTAATAAGAATTTTGCACGTCCGTTTCCAGGCATCGATAGCCATATCGCCCAGTAATTCATCCGGCGGAGAAACCGCTCTGGTTAAAGAACTAACCTGATTTCCAGTGTTATTCGATTTGCGTCCGCCACCAGGTGATCGCATCCCTGTACTCATTCAAAAGCACCCCAAAACAGCCAAAAAAAAGTTTTTATTTCTCACGCGCAAAAATCTACCTGAAGCGGCAGTCCCGAAGCGCGAAAGGGGTTAGGGATTTGATCCCCCCTACCCCCTCAAATGATATCTATTATCATCATCGCGCAATGCGATGATTTGACATTGAATAATTTCACATTGAAATCAATTCCGCCTGCTGCCATCGTGCTATCGGTTCAGTCGAGGGTAAAGTCGTCATTCAGGCTGCGCCGTCGACCGCTGCTCGCATTATGTGGGCAGGCATTCGAGTTATGCCCGGACTGGCCACAATAGCTGCAGCGCAGATTGGCGCGACGCGATGAACCGCCCCATGTTTTCGGGCAGTTAGCCTGCGTATGGAGACGTGAACCGCAATAAGTACAGCTGGTGTAACTCATCTTGACCTCCAATAAAACGCCGCGCTGGTGAAGCATTCAGCCATTATCACAGGCGCTCTGTGAGCGCCTGTTGTAATGCCTGCTGTCAGGACCCTGTCGCTGTAGCGGAGCTACCATCTGCCTGTAGCACGCTTTCTGGCAGCCGCTCAGCTAATGGCTGGTTCTCAAATACCTTCATCCCAAACTGGCCGATCCAGGTGCTCACTGAGTTGATATTCCCTGCGATGAAATCGGTCACCTCGGCGATCAGTCCTTTAACCACAACATCCGTACTCTGGCGCCAGTAATTCTCAATCGCGACCAGCAACGGATCGGAACCATTACTGATAGATTGCTCGCTCACGGTATACGTTTTTTTCTTCGCGCTATCGGTGATGCATAGCAGTTGACTGGTCTGGACGGCGCCAACCTCTGCCGCAATTACCTGCATCGTCAACGTAGCCACTTTGTTCCCGTCTGCATCAGCGCTGGATGCATAGAACATGGAGAGCGTCAGATCCGTGCGTTGATACATCATTGCTTACCTCCACGGCGATGGCGGGAACGGCGACCGCCAGGCAGCGGGGATTGTTGCTCCTGTACCAGCTCACCCTCTAAAGGTTCCTGAGCCGACGCAGCAGCCGGGGCCGGGGTCGAGGCCGGGGCAATATCATGCGCAATCGTCAGTTTCAGCAGGGGGCGTCCGCCCTGGACATGCTCAAAATGGATGCCATGTACGGCTTCATTCATCCGTGACTGGCCATCCGTCTCCAGAACGGTCAAAGCGCCATCAACGTATTCAATTTTGAAATTATTCATCGGGTTCTCTCTGTTGCTGTTTTCGCTCTATGGCAGGGCCAGCACAACGACTCCAGATTGGAATCGTCGTCTGTACCGCCACGCGCTTTGGGTATGATGTGGTCGACGCTGGTCGCTTTGGTGGCGATGCCATGACGCCGGCAGTTTTGGCATAGATATTTATCGCGCTGGAGGATTCTGGCGCGGCGGATTTCCCAGGGGCGACCGTAGCCCCTTTCATGCCGGCTTTTCCCGCCCTGGTAGTTGCGCCAGCCGTCGCCAGCATGTTGCTGCCGGTGAGCATCGCAGTAACCGCTGGGGTCGTTGGTTATCGCCGGACACCCCCGGTGGCGGCATGGACGTTTAGACCGGGCTGGCATGTACGTCACCAGTGATACGTTCTGAAATACGGCAAGACAAATCACTAATCAAAACACATGCGCTGTTGAGACAAGATTCAAGATCAGTCACACGGGAGTTAAGGGCGGTAGTATTCGAGCTGTTAAACGAAGATTCCCGCACGACGTTGTACAGACGTCCACCCGGTTTGAGCGAGTTGGCAATTGCAGTATCAACAAGATCTGAAATTTCTTTGCTCAGCCCATTAATGCTTTCGATGGCATCAGAGGTATCCAGCTCCAGTTTTAAATTAATGGTCCCTGCTGTTTTGCGATCTTCACGCCCGGCTTCTATTTCAGCAGCTAAGGGAGAGCCTGAAGCCACCTTCACCTCTCCCTCGCTATAAACTTTGAAAGTACCGACGGATAAGTCCGATTCTTTAGGCCGTTCCTTTTCCTGTTCACCGGATGCATGCCCCAGCGCACTAAACGCAGACTTAACGGCCCTGGCCAGTAGTTCAGCAACATCGCCAGCTTTCTCATGGGGAACGTTATGCAGTGAATTGGCCAGAACCTTCGACAGCGTTTCCTCCTCGATGGTATTGCCGCAAACATAGGCTGCGCTACTGATCTTCCCTTTAATCATGGCTTTGTTAATGCTTAATCCTTCCGGATGAACCGAGGGCTGCCCGGAAGATTTTGCATTTGCAGGCTGTTTGCCGAAGCGAGTTTTAACCAGATACCCAATAGCGAACGCATACCCCGCAGGAGTCAGCCAGGTGAAATAGTCTTCCCCTTTGTATGGCGTGGCTGTATGGCCGGTCTCGGCAAATCCCAGAGAACGCAGTGCGGAGGCGCCGGCTTTTGAAGGAATATCACCAGATACGAGTGCACCTCGGAAAAAAAGAGCATACAGCACATCCTGAGCACTATCAGAAAGCTCTAATACGGGTCCTGAGGCCAGGGTACCAATGCTGGAAATACTCTTCTGGGTCGCGTTTGCATTGTTCTCAGCAATGTCTCTGGTCAGCTGAGTGATTGCTGCGCCAGGATTATTGAGTTGTTGATATGCATTGGGCGGATTACTTGAGCGATCAGGCATGAGTTTCCCCATTATGTGATGATAAAAAGACAAAGGCCGCCCGAAGGCAGCCTTATGCTCTACAGTGGCAGACCAGTTATCCCTTTATGGGGATAGAACACGATTTATCCCTAAATGGGGATACCGGTTCTTGGCCTGTGCGACCGTGGTCGCATAGCCTCCATTTTCCCGCTATGCGACCGGCGGATAGTGAACCGTGGTTTGACATCCTCCGCGCCCTAAAGGACATGGGTTCCTACTACGTTCAGGCTCTCGCCTGAATCATTTCGGTGGGTTCCTGCTTCGACGAGCGGCCTGACTGCACCATCCCTCCACAGGCAAGCACGGCATGTCCTGCCGCTAAAATGTTACGTGCTCCGTTGATATCGGCGTTCTCGGTGTAGCCGCATACCTGACACACGAATTTACTTTGCGTTTGACGGTTTTCTTTCGCCGTATGACCACAGCAGGCACACCGCTGACTGGTATAGGCAGGTGGTATCGCCAGTACCTGACCACCGCGCCAGAGCTGCTTGTACTCAAGCTGACGGCGCATTTCGTACCAGCCCTGATCCAGTATCGAACGGTTTAAGCCTGATTTGGCTCTGACGTTTCGTCCGTGCCGCTCTGCCGTACCTTTTGCCGATTTCGACATGTTACTGACCTTCAAGTCCTCAATGACGATCATCGCGTGGTTTTTGCTGATTTCACTGGTGACTTTGTGAAGGTAGTCGCGCCGGATATTGGCAATGTGCGAGTGCAGACGCTGGATTTTTTTCTTCTGTTTCTGCCAGTTTGCGCTGAATTTTACTTTGCGGCTTAATTGTCGCTGGAGCACTGCCAGCTTTCGCTGGCTTACTTTAAAGCTGTTGACGGGCTGATATACCGTGCCATCTGATAGTGTGGCAAGTTTCGTGACTCCGGCATCCAACCCGACCATTGACTTTGCATGGTGAGCGGGAGCAGTCACTTCGTATTCCGTCTGGATACTGACGTACCATTTACCGCATGACTGGCTGACCGTGACATTTTTCACTTCGCCAGTGACTTCACGACTGTTGCGGTAGCGTATCCACCCTAACTTTGGCAGCAATATACGACTATTGGTTTGATCGAGCTTTACGCCCTGCGGGTAGCGAAATGCATCGCTTTGGTCTCGTTTTTTGAAGCGGGGGAACGCTGCGCGTTTCTGGAAGAAGTTCTTGTAGCCGCGCTCCAGATCTTTCAGTGACTGCTGCAACGGCTGTGAGGGAGATTCTTTCAACCATTGTGTTTCAGGCGCTGATTTCCACTCAATGAGCCATGAAGCCATTTTGGTATAGGGAATATATTTGTTTCCGGCTTCACGGTTCTCATTCTGAAATGCCAGCGCGCGGTTAAAAACGAAGCGACAAGCCCCTGCGAAGCGCCGCATATCGCGCTCCTGCTGACCATTTGGTCTTAGCTGGAATTTGAAGGCCTGTCGCTTCAGCATACAATATCCTACCTATTACCGAGGGTTAGCTGTTCCCATTCGGCTCGGTATTGCTCTGCTTCAATAGCCAGATTACGTGCAGCACTTAGCATTTGCACAGCATCTCGCACATAGATGCTACTTTCACTTCCATCAAGTGCATTCTGGGTAATATTTAGCAAAGCAACTATCTGACAGAGTACAGATTCTAGCGATTCAGCTAGTCCATGTTCGTTCATTTTCATTTGATCCATATTGCACCTCCCGATACTGGTAGGCGTGCCTGGAAAAACAGAACGAACTTGTAGGAAAGCTGGCGGCGCGCTGCATGCTCACTATCAGCAATAGTCGAAAAATGATGAATGTTGTTTTTACGGTCGGTCCGACAGATCGCCGCGAATTTGAACTGATACATGATTCACCTCTGATTGATGGTTTTGCCACCACCAGAGTTCTCACGCTCAATTGGTGGTAGCCCAGGCGGGGGTGAGAAACCGGCACAATCAGCAACCGGCCAGCCCGAAAGCTGCCCCACCTGAGCCACCATAATTCAGGTATGCGCAGGATTTACACACAAAAAAACACGCAAGCGCGTGTTGTGCGCTGATTGTCTCGCGGGTTCTCACGCCCGGCTGCAGATTTTGCTACAGCGGGGTAACTCTACCGCCAACATACAACACACGTCAATCATTTGCGTAGATACTTTATCCTGTGACCCGTCGCGGGGATAGTCGTTTTTATAGTTGACTTTATCTCGGTGCGGTGCAGCCCGCTTCCAGTGCGGCAATGTAGCCGGTCAGTTTACCCATATCGTCATCAGCGATAACGAAATGCCCATCGACGTGAACCACATCAATCACCGGCTTTTCCGCTGCGCACGGAGCCGGATTCAGTGTTGGTGTCATTGGCGTTGATTTCACGCACCCGGCCAAAGCGACGCAGATAATCAGCTGGGTTATTACGCGCATACTCAATCCTCGCCTGGCGCTCCGCTTCATTGCGGGCTTTTACTGCCTGGGCGATCATCTCCAGGATAATCGCCAGCACTCTCAATCCGGCTTCCACGAAGCTCTCCATTGTTTTTGGCCGTTTCCACCATCACACGATAATCAACATCTGATGGGCCTTTGGCTTTCCCGGCATCCCGCGCAACTTTGCTGATCGCATCAGCGTTCCGGGCGTGGGCATAGTTCGCGGCAACGAGGTCGAGAATTTTCATGACCACCGTGGGAATCCTTTTGGTCACTGACGGGGGGAGTACGGCGCGCAGCTGCGCCACCGCATACAGCACGATAAATACGGCAGTTACGCCGCTGGCCCAGCCAGCAGGAAGGGCGCTCAGAATTGAATCCAGATCCAAACCAAGACTCTGGCTCTCATTTGCCATCGCTGGTTGCGTCGCCATCACGAGAAGGACGAAGGCACCATTCATCAGCAACCAGGCTTTAGCCATACGTTTTAAACTGTTCATAATCACTCCTCGCGCCTCACTGCGTGAATAGCGCATCAACGCCAGCACGCTGGCATTTATCGATATAGTCCTGCGGCGTGCCTTTGCCCGCCGAGGTGTTGTAATACTTCTTCCAGTAGTTCGCGCGTCCCTCCCGGGTCGCCGGAATCGACTCGGAAACGGCCAGATAACGCAGGCGGCAAAACAGCATCGCCAGCAGCGGGGACGTTCTCAGCTCCTGATAAACTGTTCGGCTCAGGTCGATACCAAACTGATTCAGCAGTACTGGGGCATAACGGCTGTTTTTGTACTTATCGCGGAGCCATTCGAAGGTACCGAGATCAACCTGGGTTAATCCGGTTCCGGCGCTGGTCGGCGTCGGGTCTTTGTAATCGCCGAGCAATGTCTCAGCTGCGGCCGTTTCGACACACAGCAAAACAGCTGCATTCGCCTTGCCATGCCCGATCACATCGCAAACGGCTTCGGCATACAGGCGCGCGTCTTGCTTGCTCACCAGTCCATAATTCATCTTTCTTTTCTCCCGCCGAAAATTCGGCTGATAGTTCGTTTTGCAAAGCCGGTGATTTCGTTGACGGTGTGTGGCCATGCCACAGCCGATAAACCGGCGAGAGTGATTACGTTCAAAATTGAGATGTTGCCCATAGCGCCGTAAGCCCAGAGGATGATGGCCACGATTACGCCTCTCAGAACGTCTCCGATGAGGCGGCGCGGGTTGATAGGGGTTTCGGAAAGCAGGGCGCTTGATACCACCCCGGCGGCCAGCATGAGCAAGACCAGCCAGAGATCAGGATTTCCATATTCGATAGCTGTGTTCATGACTCCGCCACCCGCGTGGCGGGTAATAAAAAGCCCCGCACTTAGGCGAGGCTGTTGATTATTGTTTTTCTATCTCGGAGACCGTCTGTAAAAATCGCTCCTCTTCCAGCTCTACGCCGATGGCTCCGCGTCCTAACTGCAGCGCGGCTTTTATCGTTGCACCCGACCCCATAAAAAAGTCGGCGATCACATCGCCAGGGCGCGTACAAGCCGAAATGATGTCGAGCATCATCTGCAGCGGTTTTTCGCATGGGTGTTTGCCCGGATAGTACGGAACCGGTGGATACGTCCACACGTTGGTGTGTGGAACATCTTTTGTCACATGGAAAGGGCGCCGCAAATTCTCATACTGCTGTCGCAGTTCGGAATACTGCATAACCAGTTCGGAATATAGCGCCGTTAAAGTGCCGTATTCCTCCTGCAGCGCCGCATGCGGCTCTGACAATCCCGTTATTCCCTGCTCTGCGGCCTTACGGTTAAACAGCGCCTGCAGCGCCAGGTACTGCCGTTCATTGGGCAATTGCCATTGGCTGACGCTAAACCAGTGGCTACACATTTTCGTGCCGGTTGCCGCGTTGATTTCGGCAGCGGAAATACCAAGTCGCTGGCGAGCATCCCGGAAATAAGCGATAAGCGGTTCGAAGACCTGGCCTTTCAACTCCTGGCACTTTGTCGCATACCCAGCCTGGCCTTTAGCAAAGCCTTCCGCGCCGTAATGCTCTGCGAAGAAAATATGCTCACTGGCCGGAAAATAAGATCGGAAACCTTCTTTACGCGCGCCATTCCAGCGCCCGCTGGGTTTGGCCCAAACGATATGGTTCAGCACGTTGAAACGGTCACGTAACAACAGCTCAGTGTCCGATGATAATTTCGGCCCGCAGAACACATATAACGACCCTGCTGGCTTAAGCACTCGCCAGAACTCGGCGAAAAACTCATCCAGCCAGGCCAAATAATCCGTTACGCTGGGCCATTGGTTATCCCAGGCATTTGCCTTTACGCGGTAATACGGTGGGTCGGTAATGATGGCGTCTAAGCTGTTGTCCGGCAGGGTTTTGATGTACTCAAGTGAATCTGCATGCACAAGTTCAGCACTGTTTATTTTCACAGTGTTTTTCATGGTCTTTAGTGGCCTTTTTTGGTAGGCTCTTTTTGCTGTTGCGCAATCAGCAATGGGCCTTGTTTTGACCCTGTCAGGCGGCATGGGTTGAAAGCTACAGCATGGTGACACATGCTGTAGCGCCCATTTCCAAGGCATAAAAAAACCGCCTTGGCGGCGGTTGTGAGAGCGTTGGCTATAAAATTCCCAACATACAAAAACGATACCTAAAAAAGCCTTATTTGCCAACCTTTTTCATTTTCTTTCTATGCGACCGCGGTCGCACAGTTTTTAAAAGCTACCATTTTGGTATTCCGGGGTAAGGGAGTACCGCCCAAAAGCGCCCCGCTGCGCCACCCTCATACAAAGCATCTGCTCGATAATAAACTCCACCGCTGGCAGGCTAATGCTGCAGGCGGTGCTTAATTCCTGCAGGGTGATGCGGGGGTGTCCCCGCATTACACTCTCAACGCTCAGGGCCGCTTCGGTCATATTCTCGCGGATCTGTTTCACGTTCATCATTTCCCCCTTTAATCTTCAAACTGGTAATCGACATCGGCCATAAAGCTGTTAAGGTCGGCCAGTTTGGGTTCCATTGTTCCAATCAGTCGGCCCGCCAGTCTGTCTGTAATGTTCTCGCTGTTGAAGCTGTACTCACGCTGGAAACGCTTCACTTTTTGCCAGAGTTCATACAGTTCGTTAGAAATCTCAGCCGCGTCCTGTCTCATTTTTTCGTTGCCTTGATAGTTCACAATATCCTCCAAATTCATCTAGTTACCGGGTTTGTTTCCCGTCTCAACGACACGAACTGTAACTCTGGCAACATGAGACATCCAGTCTTATTTTTCACTTTTTAGTTAAATTTCTCTATTGTGTGAAAATTAATTTATTGGTATATTTAAACACATAGGGAGGATATACTATGTTTAACGTGATAACCCACCCGGCAGCACTGGAAGAGTTACAGGAACTACCGGACGAGTTACGAGGTCGCATGACCCGACTGATTGAAAGACTGGAAAGTGAAGGAAAACTAAAAATGCCTCATAGCCGCGTAATTGGCGCCGGGCTTTTTGAGTTAAGGGTTGGAGACAAAAACATAGCAAGAACGTTATACGCTTACGCAGTCGGCCACGAAATCTACCTACTGCATGCGTTTGTTAAGAAGACACAAAAAACCCCGGCAGGGGCCATAGAGATAGCGAGAAAGCGCCTGAAGGAGATGAGCTAATGAAAGTAAAAGGCATCCCATTTAACCAGGTCAAAGAAAGTCTGCTCAACACCCCGGAGGCAATCCGGGGTTACCAGGAAGCAGATAAAGAGCTGGCACTGGTCGAAATGCTGTACGAGATGCGTGAAAAGGCTGGGTTAAGCAAATCTGCCCTGGCGGAGCGGATGGGGATCACGCCATCTGCTATTAGCCGCCTCGAGGGGAACCCGTTGGGGGCCAGCATGAAGACACTGAGCAAATACGCACAAGCGTGCGGCGCTGAAATTAACATCCAGGCCGTATACTGAACTTGACATCCTCCCCGCCCTGAAGGACGGGGATATAAGGCGCATCTGGTAAAAGGTCAGGGAGACCTCACCTTTTTCAATTCGGCTGGCTAGTGGCTTCTTCCTTCAACCTTGTTGAGATCCCGGCACCGCTGCAACATCCGACGTGACATACAAATGAGGCGCATAGTTTGAGCCACATGCAAACTGGCCTCCGGGGATGCCATCGCCACCGATACCATATCTAATACGGCATCGATATCACTCAGCTCAGCGTCCAGCCTTTCACAATTTGAGAGGACCGTATCTTCCATCACATAGCCTACCCGTTATTCGTCTTACAAAATATTAATATACTGTATAAAAACACAGGCGTTTTGGCAAATGCTAAAACGTCATTTCCTGTCAAGGTGCTCATCAAATTTGCAGATTTGTCCGATACTTATGCGCGCGGCCTATGCCTCTTTCCCTTTTTTCAAGCGTCCCGTTCCTTACTGCAACGTCCAACATTTGCCGAATAGTCCGGGCATTCAAGCCCACGTCAAAGACCAGCATCGATGCAAAGACAAAGCCGTCGCCACCGCTGGCCAGGCTACTTTGCGTTCGTTGCCGGAGTTTCTCCAAAAGCAATGCCGATTTATCCATTTTTAAGCCTCCGTGACCAGTCACGCCTTAATGGCCAGCTTTAGTCTGACAGTCGTCAGTAAGCATGAATTTTCGCCGTCGAAGATGCATTCAGACACCGGCAGCGCCTGGCCACATCGCTGACATGTGTTCGCCAGGCTCTTCTGAAGCTCTTTGTAGTTCTTACGGATTAACAGGCCGATTACTTCATTTTCTGAATACGGCGTTCTGCCTGGGCGGCGCTGGATGCAAATTTCGCCCAGCATGCGCAGTTCCTCCGGCTCAAGTACCCAATCGCGTCTGGTGGTGCCGGACTGCTTTAAACGTTCACGGCGCTGCCGTTGCCGTTCTGCAGGGGTTTTAGCCACGGCATTCCTCCCGTTGAGTGTGCATCGCTTCTTTTTCATCTACGCTCCATGCAGTAGCCAGAGCATGGGTTACTTGATGAAACGAGTGCTTAACTTTCACAAAGGAGGCTTCACCGTCAGAAGAAACAGTTTCGATTGTTGTTAGCTCACCACCGCTTTCGTAATCGGGGTAAAACTGAGATACCAGGTTGCTCTCGACAATCACAGAACCATCGGGAGTGCGCATTTGCAGTCTCATACTTTCCCTCCTTCGCGCAGCTGCTTGGCGAACTTAAGCGCCTCTTCTGTCGTGCCATTCCAGCGGCCACCTCTGCTGGAAACCCATTCTTCCACTCCATCAGCCTTAATCCCGGCTACGATACGAACGGTGGTAGGGGTCTTTCGGTGGTACATCAAGTTTTCAAACGCTTTTTGCAAACCGACATCCGGCAATGACTCGCTGCGGAACGAATCCAGAGCCATCAGCATCGCCACGCTGTCTGTTTCCGGAACTCTTTTCAGCGCCACATTCTCCGCTGCAAGTTTGTTAAACTTGTCCTGCAGCTGCTCGATGTGAGCGGCCTGGGCGGCGTTTGCGCGCAGCGCCGTCTCCAGCGAATCAGCCAGGACATCCAAATCATCAAGTGCCACGAACAGGACATCGTAGCCAAGCTCTCTTGCTGAGGACGTGCGGCGCTTAATGCTGTTAATCAGTCGGGTGATATCTGTCATGCAAGCCACCACTCAAGCAAGTTAAGAAGGCCGTACCCAAAGCCAAACAGCGCCACTGATAAAACCAAATCTGCGACAACGTTCAGCACCTGTAGCGTTTTCAGGCTGTAGTTGAATAGTTCAGAGTTCATGCGACCTCCGGCTGGCAAACCTGTTTCAGCACGCCGAGGATCATCAGGCAATCGGCAAGCGCGCGATGGGCGCCAGCGGTTGGAATGCCGTGGCGCGCAGCTGCTGTAGCCAGGCTCCGCCTTTTGAAGTTTTTGCGCTTCTCGTCGAACTCCCCATACCACTGGTCATAAACCGCTTTGGCGTCAATGTGGCGCGTCTCAATGGCCATGATGATGGAGGTGATGAGGTGAGGCTTTAGGTCATCAAAAAATCCGGTCTGCAGGCAGGTCTGCACCATCAGGCGGGCATCAAAACTGGAGTTCCATGCCAGCCATTTATGCTTACGAATAATTTTCAGCGCAGCCGGGAAAACATCGCACCATGCTGGCGCATCAGCGACCATTTCGTTGGTGATGTTATTAATTTTGGTAACTTCTGGCGGAATAGGGCGGCTCGGCTTCACCAGGGTGTTTAACAGAATCTCACCACGCATATTAATTATCGTGATCTCGATAATTTCATCAGAAGCCATAAGCCCGGTGGTCTCAGTATCGATGATGACATGATCGCTGTTCAGCCAATTTGCCATAATCATTTTAAAAATTGATTGATGGTAGGTAAGCATTTTATTCCCATATTTTTTGTTGAAAAGTTCTGGATGGCGTTGGGACTTTTCTGGACTCAGGGAGATAAACAAAAACGTAATACGTCCCGTCTAAATCATCCGAACGCGTGATTAAAGTCTCTCGACCTTTATTTAGATAAACGTTAGAAATTCGCACCGCATCATCGTATGACATGGGGCCTTGTTTAAATGGAGTTCGCATCATTACCCTATGCGACCGCGGTCGCACCCTCTTTTATTTCCAGATAACGTTTCAGCCACATATCTTCGATGTGTTTATTACCAGGCTGATTTGACAGGTACCATTCAGTGATAACCGATTGCCGGTTCGTATCAGGATGAGTCCGGTAATCGCAGGTTGGGCACCAGATAATGTACTCTTTACGGTTTGCGGCATACCTAAGTTCGGGTTTACCGGGCTTCCTGTGCATAATCTGCTGGCACAGGCACGTTGGCACTTCCTGTACAATGGCGGTTGATGATTTCACTGCGCTTCTCCGCTGCGTTAAATAACGCGATGCTATTCAGATGCAGGCATCGTGATTTCATTAATAGCCAGCGTTTTTTATAATCCTTACGCCAGCTATCGACGGTGATATTAAGCAAAAGACTCATATGCTCATCCTCACGCAGTGGGTCCATATACTCTCCACGTAATATTGATGCTTTAACCCGCTGGATAGCGTAATAAGTTAAATTTCGCATCTTTTTCTTTGTCGCCTCTTTCATTTTTTTGAAATCAGGCTTTGAATGAGCGATAAGAAAATCCAGCCATAGCCACTGGCATATAACTTCATCATTTTCAAAATTAGGCTTACAGCCATAGCAATAATGCAGCCAGGCAATTTCCTCACGATTTAACTGCTCAATGGCTCTGCGCCAACTAGCCGTCTGAAAATCAAGTTCAGTCAGCAGCATTGAGGATTGCTTAAACGTTTTCCCAACATGGTAACGAACCTGCTCAGCCGCGACCGAGATCTCGTATTTATTATTCTCGCCCATTTGAATGACCCGGGTTGGCTTATCAGTAAACCTGCCGGAGTTGGCAAGACGTAACTGCTCAAGCTGAACTTCTAAAATTCCGCGCTGGAGGTAATGCAGATCTGAAAGGGCCGTGGCCACACAAGCGCGGATTCGTTCAAGTTCCATCACTACCGTCCTTGCTAACCCGCTTAACGGTGAAGTCGCTCTTCAGTTTGTATGCCGTGCGGACCTCAATATCGCTCTGGCGTAACGGTGGAATCTCCCCAGCCGCAAGCCATTGATAGACCGCGCCAGGTGTTACACCTACGCCTGCAGCTGCTTTTTCGACGTCGCCAAAGTGGCGGATAAGTTCTTCTGGCTTCATAAAATTATTATATGCCATAACCATAAATTAAAGCTAGGTATAATTCATAAATTTTATAGCCAGCTATAAAGAGATCGTTTATGATTGATCGTATGAAAACACGAGGCGAACGACTGAAAGCACGCCGTTTAGAATTGAAGATGACACTGAAGCAAGTCGCGCAAAGTGTCGGTATCTCTCTTCCTGGCGTCCAAAACTTAGAACGTGGCGACGTTATGCCGTCGCTGGAGATCGGGCTTGCCCTGGCGAAATGCCTGCGCAAACCTGTGCAATGGATACTTTTTGGTACTGAATCTGATCCTGACCGCGTTCCTGTTATTGGCACAACAGAGAGTGGTCCGGATAGCGACTGGCAGCCAGGAGAACCTACCAACACAGAACGATTCCTGCCATTTGTTAGCCAACGGGAAACCGTTTATGCGCTCACTGTCGGGAACCAGGTTCAGCACAGCTATCAGCCGGGTGACGTCGTCCTGGTTGACTCAGCTCTCACGCCAGTTCCGGGTGAGGATGTGTTAGTTTGTGATAAAGACGGGAAAATCTCGATACAGCGGTTAGCGCGCTTCGACGATGAGCGCTACTACTTAGATGGCGTTAACTCTCAACGAGTTATCCATGAGAAAAGTGATCTTCAATTTGTGCACCAAATAGTCGGTACGATCAAATCGTTCATGATAGAGGGTAGATGACAGAATAACAGGGTTTATTGCTGCCTATAAATCTGGTTTAATGCGAGCTATAATGTATCGCGGTTGAATCAGACTGCAGCAGCTGAAAAAAGACGAAAAAAAACCCGAGTCGGCAAACTCGGGCCTTTTTTCAGGAGCAGCCCCACGACAAACGCAGCACAGTCCCTACGAAGATTTGTGCGTTTATTGTGGCTGCTCCTGCGGATTTTTTCAACCCGAAAAAACATAAATTCGCATGGAAAGGCTAAAAATGACCTTACAAGAATTCTATGCGGCTCGCTTCGGTAGCGATCCGTATTCATTGCTTGAAGCAGCGCGGGATGAGCTGTCAGAGCTGGCCACAATGGCTGGCATTAACTGGACAGCATGCGCTGATAACATTCAGTTGAACCCGCGCGGCGGGGAAGAACGTTATTCAAAATATAACGGTGGCGCCCCCGAGGCTCTGGAAAAGAGCCTCAAAGGGCGTGTGGAAATCTACTCCCGCAAGGAACAACACAAAAGCGGCATCAGCTACCCATTCGTCAACTTTGTCCAGAAAGGGCATGACGAAGGTTCCTGGAGCGGCTTCTCCTTCCTGTTCGCCGAATACCGCCGTGAACAACAAAGAAATCATGCGACCGTGGTCGCACAACCTGCTGAAGAACTGGCGCGTATTGAACGCCAGGCTGAAGCCCGCAAGCGCCGCGCCGAACAACAACGGATAAATGAACTTAAAAACAATCAGTTAGAGCAAGAACGGTTGCTCGGATGGTTGGCGTTCCACAGTGCATGGGAACATGCGCCAGCTGAGGACGGGTCGTGGCCTTACGCAGTGAAAAAAGGCATTCGTGACGTATTCAGCGCTTGCGATATTCGTCGCGTGACCAGTCACGACAACGCAAAATGGAGCCGTGGACCGACTACATACATGGCGATTCCGCTGGCCCACCTGGACGGACGCAAAGACGGACAAATTGTCGGCTGGCAGCGTATCGACCAGCGCGGCGGTAAATTCCAGACCAGCGCGATCACCAGCGGTGATTTCGTCGGGGCGTGCTTTGTTATCGGCAACCTGAACGGCGCGCAAAATATTGCAGTGGTGGAAGGTTTCGCCACCGGCGCGTCCGTATGGCTGGCTACCCGTAAGGACCCGAAAAAAAGCTTTGATGCTGTCGTGGTCGCAGTGGCCGCAAACAACATGACCCATGTTGTTGAGCAGCTGGTGAATATGTACCCGGCAGCAAAAATTACCTGCGCCCTGGATAACGACCGCAAATCATCGGCTGAAGGTAAAGGCAACACAGGCCTGCGCACCGGATACGACATCATGGAGAAGTTTTCCGGCGTCAAATGTGTTTACCCAACTTTTGAGGATGACCCTGAGCAGGAATGCAGCGATTTTAACGACCTGCACAGCTTGAGAGGGCTGAAGGAAGTCGCTCGCCAGTTAACGAGAAATAATCTGAGCCGTGCAACCGACCTGTTGTCGATTACGCTGAATAAACTGCGTACTCTCCCGCGGCTGAACAGACGTACTTTTGCCAAAGAGCTGCTTCGCGCCGTCGATATTGGCATGCTGACATGCCCTGTACCAAACAGCCCGAAAGAACTTATGCGCCTGTTCAGCAGCACGCTGCGAGATATGGGGATCGCAGAAATTTATAACGGTACCGTTAAAGATCACATTACGCGCCGGTTGAATCGCAAATGCCGTGCCGCGCAAACATCACGTTCGTTCAGTGAACGCATCACCAACCCGAACCTTCGCCCGTCACACATCACTTACAAACGGTTTGAAACCTCCAGGATGACTGATGAGGTTATGACATACGCCGCACAGCTGCAGGGCATCGTTATTGTCCGCGCCGGGATGGGCTCTGGTAAATCGACAGGTCTCCTGCGTCCACTGATGCTGCAGTCCACGCGTGGCGTTTCCGTCGCGCACCGCGTATCCCTTATAGGCGGCCTGCATGAAATGATGACCGAAGGGAAAGGCGCTAAAGCCGACATTCTGCATTATCAGGATCCCGGCTATCAGGAAATGGCGCCATATGCCAACAAGCTGACTATTTGCATCAACTCCATACTTAAAGGCTGCTGGCAACCGCTGATGCGCCAGCATGACTTCTTCGGCTTCGATGAAGCAACACAGGGCCTGCGTGCCATTCTGGCCGGGCGTGCGATGGAAAACCCGGTAGGCGTATTCAACACGCTTATCGACGCGCTAGCGCGTACTGAAGAGCATGCCATTATGGTGGATGCCGACGCCAACGATCTGCTTGTCGACCTTGCTGAACTGGCGATGAAGCGACGCGAGGAGCTGGGCCTACCTGCCTGGCTGCAAATTCACGTGATTGAACTCCCGGTCGACGTTCGCAACCGCGAAACCAACAAGCCTATCCGCGTATTTTATACCGAGAAAAATCGGATCATGACCGAGGTCATCGCTGCAGTGCAACGCGGCGAACGAATCATGCTGGCCACCGACAGTTCGACGTTCGCCGAAGACGTTACCATGCAGCTGAGACTCCATTTCCCTGACAAAAAGTTTCTCTGCGTTAACCAGAAAAACAAACAGGAGAAGGAAGTCGACGATTTCACCAACCAGCCTAAAGTGATGGTGAAAAAATATGACGGCCTCATCTACAGCCCGTCGATATCTTCAGGTGTATCGATTGAGGAGAAACACTTCCACCGCCATTTCGGCATGTTCTGCGGCGAAGTGGTCCCCAGCGACGCCATCCAGATGCTGCGCCGCGACCGTACAGCTCAGGAATACATCATCGGTTTCGACAAGCTTCGCGGTAAACGTGAAACCGATCCGGAAAAAATCAAACGCGCCTACGCGCAGGCCTTGCTCGAAACGGCTGGCCACTCCGGGCTGCTGACAGACGTTGTCTTTGACGGTGACCGAATTTCACTCGGTGTGGCTAACTCTTCATTCATGCAGCTCAAAATTAAAGCCGCCGCGCTCGAGGCGTCGGCCAGAAATGATTATGCCAGCAACATGATTTGCATCATGCATGATGATGGCTATCAGGTCGCGCCTATGGCTACCGACGCGCTTGCAAACAGCATCGGTAAGGATTTACGTAAAGAAGCCCGTGAGCTGGTCTTTGAGCAGCTTATGGAACGCCACCTGAGTGTCGATACCCCTGACCAAGGCGAACACGATGAGTTGATAAAAAAACGCACCCTGTCTCTGGATGAGCAGGCCCAGCTGGTCCGCTGGGACATCGAAAAGGAGCTGCAGCTGGATGTCGACGAGGAGGCGTTAAAATTCTATTTCGACGGCGGCCTGAAAAAAGTGCGTCTGTTTGAAACCATGCAGCTGGATGAGATAACCGCGCGTCGCCTTGACCGCGAGGAAGCGTTGATCCACTTTACCTACGCTTATCGCGTCGCCGGTCGCTGGCAGCAATTTGTCACAACAGCTATGACACGAGAACAGGCCGACGAGGAGTTCCACGCTAAATTCCCGGCCATAACCGATTACCGCGTCAAATCTACACCAGCGGTTGAAATAGGCATGCGTGGTTTTTACACTCTCAAATCAGCAACGCTACGACAGTACTTCCGCGACTGTGGTATTGATCCAGAAACACTGACCGGTGAGGCCGACATGGACGCCCTCAAACGCGCCAGGGATAACCTGCTAACCCCGGAACGGCGCGATCTGCTGAACAACGTTTTGCGCATAGGTGGCTTCAACACAGAGAAGGGCAAAAAGAAAGCCCCTGAAGAACTATGCAAAGGCATCCTGGAGTCTATGGGGTTATCCAGTAAGACCAGACGCGCCAGAGATGGTGATGCTCGACCTACAATGCGTTCTATCGACTCACAGTCGGTCGAGTTCCTCATGAATATTGTGGAGAAGCGCCGCGAAGCAGGGTTATCAATTCACGCCCGCAAGGTCGAAAAAACCACCATCGAAGTGGATCGCGATCTGGATCTAAATATAGATATACATGGTAACCCTCGATCCAAAACAAGCCACATTCCGGACACCCCGCAATCAGTAATTATTCAGGCACTGGAGGCTATCCCGGTGACGGTGCCGGAAGCGTGGGCGGAGAACGCGTTGCCAGCAACCGAAATGGAGGCGGTACGCCTGTGGCCAGTGGCCAGCATCGCGAGAACGTTCGCCTCGCTGTACATGACCGAATTTATGGACCTGCTATCAGTACGCGAGATAAGGCTGCTGAAAGCTTTTCTGAGCCAGCGGCAAGCCGTGGCGATATAACCGGAGGGGTAATGGGAAAACAACGGGAATGCCTTGTCCTCGTGGAGGGATATGACCCTTATGTGGTCAAGGTCAGCCACGACGCGACAAGCTATAGCGATTATAAAACCGGCCGGGAACTTCCATTCACGATAATTCGGATGAACGGGTTCTCAGATAGTGAGGGCGTTTATTGCTGCATTGCCAGCGATAAGAGCATGGAAGACAGCACAGACGAAGCCAGGGCGCTTCTAAAAGCCTACAAGGTAGAACCCCTATGACGTCAACACCTGAGTTTTTGAACAAGCTGGACTACAGACAGCTTCAGTTCTGCCGTGATGAGTGCGAGGCCAGAATCAGGGCCATAGAGGAAGAAGAGAAAAAGGTAGCCTGGGCGGTTACTGATGGCCAAATTAATTATGGTTGGTATCGAACAGAGGACTACCTGAAAGCTGTCGAATGTTTAGCACGTGAAGCAGATGAGCGCTGGAAAGAAGAAGATAAAAGCAACCCTGAACCGCGCAATTGGTTGAATTTTTGTATCAGGGGGCAGCGGCTGCCAGTGTCTGAGTATGAAGCGTTATTTGCCGATGGCCAGTGGGGGTGATAGTGGTGTATGACTTACAAAAAATGATGGACGGTGAGCTGGTCCGTTTACAACTTGAGATTAAGAAAGAACAGGATAGGCGTTTAGCTGAAAAGATGATTCCTGTTTTTGGGGTGAAAACCAGCCCGGCAAATCAGTACGAATTTGCTGATCCGGCGCAGGCGATTTCCTGTGCTGCGGGATTGCTGGATAAGGTACTCGACGAAGTTAGGGATGACATCTCTAAAGGTGGATTACAGGGGTGGAACGGTGATTTGCTACGTATCTATGTTCAGCATGTAAGCGAGAGTGATTTTGCTATATTGCAGCCTCATTTGAGGGATAAAAAATCATGATTTATCGCAGAGGATGGGTGCCGGTGCTTCATCGTTATCAGCTGGAAAAGAAGCTGAAGGATGAAGGTTTCGACAATTACGAAGAAATCACCAGTTTCTTATGTGGAGGCCGCCTGGAGGATGAGCGTAGCCATTTTGCCTATCAAGTCGTCGATAACACCGAATGGGTAGAACGCCGTGACGCGACGTTCTGGCAGCGTCTGAACCGACTGTGGTTCGTGCCGCTGTATCTGTTAACAATTCCGTTCCAGTGGCTTATCCGTGGGCGTATGGGGTTTGAAACGACATCTAAAACAGGCGCATTCTTCAGCCGGTTAACCGGTTTGAAGTAGCCAGCGTATTGTTATGGTGTATAAATACTCTTTCTTTCCAGTAGTTAGCATTCAGAAGGAGAATTTTATATGCCACACAGCAATGGCAATGAAGGTACCCGTTTGGTCTGGTCAGTAGTAACCGGGGAAAAGACCGGAGGCGAGGAGCCTCATTTTGATTATCCTACCGCCCTGCAGGCGCTTATCATTGAGGCGCAGAGTTACTTGCAGGAGATACAGAAAAATCCTCAGCTGGAGCCGCGTCCAATTGGTCTTTTTTGCGAAAAAATACCAGATGAGGAATTTTTAGGTCGTTGACGGCTCCTATCATACTAACTGATCAGGTTCTGATCAGTTAGTAAAGCAAACTATAAAAACCCCTGTCGCCGTGACTGGTCACAGGGTAAAATCTCCATGTAATTTATTGACGTGCGTTGCGCTTTGGCGGTAAAGTTAGCCCGCTGCAGCAAAATCTGTAGCCGGGCGTAGGAACCCGATTAACCAAACGACGCACAGCACGCGCCAGCGTGTTTTTTTGTGTCTTTTGCCTGTACGCATCCAAATTATGGTGGCTCAGGCGGGGCAGCCGAAAGGCTGGCCGGTCTCGTTTGGTTCCGGTATTCCTACCCCCGTCTGGGCTACCACCCTCAAAAGAGCGTAGGAACTCTGGTGGTAGCACCTCTCTAACCAAACTGGAGTGCGCACCATGTTCAAATTCAGGTTCGCGGCGATCTGCCGTACCGATAAAAAATCCCATATCCATCATCTGTCCACTATCGCCTCATCCGAGCACGAAGCCCGTCGCCAGTTCGCCAGCCGTTTTGTTCTCGTTCTGTCAGCCCGTATCCGGGTTAGCGGGGTGGCCGCATGAATCAGGTGCAGTTAAACACCCAGGGCCTGCTTGAATCGATTGAGGAGCGCCTAGCGCAGATAGAAGCGCTGGTTTCCTCCGCCCATCGGACGATCTCCAGTTACGAGGCCTCACTGCATATGCAGGAGGCGGCAGAATTACTCCAGGTTGCCCGTGAGCTGGTACAAGAGGCCCGAAGCTGTTCTTCCTCTCTGTCAGCGCAGCTGACCGCCAGGGAGGCCAAATGAACGCACTATCTGTTTTCTCGTTTCAGGAAAACCACCCCGTTCGGGTGGTTCTGGTTAATGGCGAACCGTGGTTTGTGGCTAAAGATATCTGTGATGCATTGAAACTAGTGAACTCACGAAAAGCATTGTCATCGCTTGATGATGATGAAAAAAATACCGTAACTTTAAGTGACGGTAATCGTGGGAATCCTAACATGTCCATTATTTCTGAGTCTGGCCTGTACACTCTGATCCTCCGCTGCCGCGATGCGGTGAAGCAGGGAACGACGGCCTGGCGGTTCCGCAAGTGGGTCACCAACGAGGTTCTGCCAGCTATTCGGAAAAGCGGTGAATACAGCTACGTCGAACCCGCGCCAAAAAGCGCCGGTGAACCATTGGACTGGCGGCAAAAGGAAGAATTACGCGGCCTGATAAACGATATAGCCCAAAGTTTTCGGTACCACAACGCATGGAAAAGTGGTGTATGGCTGGCGCTACGTCGCGCCTGCAGGAATCCATCCCCCAATCCGATTACGGTTGACGATCTCCCGGCCATCACTGCCGAGTTGCGCCGGATATTAACGTCGGCAGAAACCGCGCTGGACAATATGCGGACCTACGAGCGGGAATTTTTGCGTGAGGTGGTTCGTGGGGCGCGTCGGAGTGTGTCGCGAGAGGAATTATCAATCATCGACCTTGGCTCAGAGGTGGAGAAGGTGCTGCCAGCGCATTTCGAGCTGGCCATCAATAAACTGGAGGCCTTATCCACAAAATTAGAGGCTCCTGCCGTCTCTTCCTGATTTTGTAGGGCTGGATACTGGAAAGGCCACAGGCGATAACCTGTGGCCTTTTTGTCACTTGAAGTAGGCACTCCAGGCAGATTGCATTGCCTCTACCCGATTACCGGCGGCACCAGACCAGGCGTAATGACGGCCATCGAATTCAAACTCCACCATGTAGGTACCATCGCCATTATCCCTCGGCGCTTTAAAGTTTGGCTTGGCAGGATGTTTCTCTTCCTGCTCAGCCTCCTCGGCCTCTTCAGCGTCGTCCACTTCCTCCAGTTCCTCTCCTTCGCTTTCGTCTACTTCGATCTCATCGTCATCCAGCGTTTCATCTTCCTGGTCTCCGTCATCGAGATCGGCGTCGTCGATGGGCTCAAGAATTTCTTCATCAGGCAGGACTATTGCAGGCGCCTCGTCCTTCAGTTGCCACTGCCCATTTTCACCGACGAACTGGCCCAATGCATCGGCGGCAAACTCCAGGTAGCGAGGAATCAGCCTGGTACTGAAGTTAAATGGTCGCAGGGTACTGTTTGTGATCTTTATCGATGGGTCCTGTTCCACCAGCTGCTTCACGGTTTCATGAATACGAACCCCGGCGTCGCCTTTGGCGAAATCTGGCATCATGCTATCCAGCTTTTGCAGCGCTGCCAGCCGGGTATTTTCCTCGCCAACATGTGGACGCCAGGTTCTGGAGAAGTTTGCCAGTTTAAACTGCTTATAGTGCAGCTGGGTGTTTTCATCGTCATGACCGAGAATCTCCATGAAGAAAACGTCCTCATCGACATTCTTCCACCGTGGGTCAACGCGGAAAAACATTTCATAGGCAATGCGGGCGTAAATAGCGCGGCTATCTTTATAAACGCGGCGGTCATCGCCTAAGAATTTTTTTACCCACGGATTAAACGCTGTCGCTAGAATAGCGTTAATACGACCATTTTCAGAGCGAGTATCATTTTCCCCATACCCTTTAACCACTTCATCAAAATCCGCAGCAGCAGGGCAGGAGCGAAGTTGGTTAACCAGACTCACAAATAAATCAGCGTCGCAAAGAGTATATATTTTTCTTGATACACCTTTATCTTCTGAGCGTTTTTTAGCTTGCCCTAAGAATGTTACTGTATATTTACCTGCGACGGAAAATTCACCCTGAAGCATGATTTCAATCATTCGTCGACCAGATAGCGCCGCAAGCGCGAACGCCAGAGGGGCCATACCTCGACGGGTGGTTAAATCAAACGAAGATATAGGTTTATTGATTATATCGTAGATAGCCTGCATATAGCGCGGATAGTCAATCACAACCACGTTGCGCTTTTTCTCGCTGAGTATGTTGGCCCAGCGCTGCTGGATGGAGGTTCGCTCTGCAGAGCTAAGCTGCAAGTGATAGAGGACCTCATGGTTTACTTTCAAATTGTTTAAATCTTCCAGAAGCGAAGAGCCTTGCTGGAAGAGTTTATAAAGATAATCTCGCTTTTCTTTCCAATCATCACTGTTTAAATCACTAATAGCAAATTGCCATTCTGGATATTTATTGGCAAGTTTGGCTAATTTTGCATCGCTGTTTTTCGCACCGATTTTTATATTTGATAAATCTTCTGCCAATGGCATTATTTCTTTTAGCTTGGCTTGCAGAGCTGACATATTTTGTCGAATTGATGCCGCAGGCATAGAAAGCCATGAGGATAATTCCTCATTGTATAATGGATACTTTTCGGATAATTTTATTACGTTTTTTTCAAAGTTATGATGTAATTTATCATCAAATCTTTTCCTTGCCCGGCTCATATAGGCATTGAAAGTATT